GGTGCCTCTACATTCCCAACAATAACATCCGTTATTTCTTCTGGTAATGCTGGATCTGCTGTAAGTGAGTTAGAAATAGATCTACCAACTGATGCTTCTTACCACAAATTTGAATTGAGTATACACGATATATACTTTAGTGCCGATACAGATTTAGCTACAATGTTCCGAGTTCAAACAAGTGGAAGCTATTCTGCAAGCTATACATATAGCACAATGGAAAGAACGTATGGAGCATCCCCAAGTGGTGCTAGTAATAATGCTGGTTCTGGTAATGCTCAGATGTCGTACTATAACATAGGAGATGCTCTGGTTGAAGCTGCTTCATACAATATAATTATAACGAATAATAAAACAGCTAGTTATCATACAAAGTATTTTTATACAGCTTATGGATTAGCATCTAATGCTAATGCTACAGTTAGAGTAGGTGGTGGTTCTGTACACGCTTTAGAAATTAATGATAGAATGAAACTGTTTCCTTTAAGTGGAACAATGACTCATGGTGAATGGGTCTTATATGGATGGAAGAAAAGCTAATGGCATTAAGTAAAATACAAGCAGAATCAATGAACCTAGCAGATACCTATGCTTTTACTGGAACTATTACAGGCGATAATGCGGGTAGCATGGAGTTAATTGCTAGTGATACATCAGGTGGAAATGGTGCATCTATTGAAATAGATTTATCTACGAATACTAAATATTTCTCACAAAAATTAATAATCTGGGGAATGTATCATTCTTCTGGTGGCGATCTTTATGCTTCTGCAAGAAATGATGCGGATGATGCTTATTTAGGTAGTGGGTATTATACCAGTATACTTGATTATGCCTATGGTAATTCTAGTTCAAATGGTGCTGGAACAGCTAAAATATGGAATGGAGATTCTTTTAGAATTGGTGGTTACAATGTTGGGGATCATGTAACAGATGAAGATAATGTATGGGAATTTGATTTTTACGACAGTATAGGTACTAGCAAAAAAATGAAGTATATCGGCAGAAGGGTTGGAAATAGCACCGATGCTACTATGGTAGTAGAAAGTTATTCTGGAAGATTGCTCCATACTGCTCAAGTTAATAGATGGAAGTTAGAAAGTAATTCTGGAGCAACTATATATTATGCAGGCTATCAACATTACGGATTATTAAAAGCATAAGTAGGAGGATATAATTTGTCAGATTTTAAAATAGTAAATGGAAAAAAAATTAAACTTACTGCAAAAGAAATAAAAGAGAGAGATGCTAAAAAAAAGGCATGGGATGATGAAAAGGTTGAAAGAAATTTAGGATATCTTCGTTCAAAAAGAAATGATTTGTTAGCAGAAACAGACTACATGGGGTTAGCAGATGTAACAATGTCTGCTAAATGGAAAACTTATCGTCAAGAATTAAGAGATATTACTAAAAAATTTAAAAGTTTGGGAGATAAAGATTTTAAATTTCCAGAGAAGCCAAAGGATTAAGTTATGGCATATATAGGACAGGAACCATTAGTAGGAGAGTATATTGTGCTTGATAGCATAACGACAAGTGCTACAGCTACTTATGCCTTACAAAGAAATAGTGCGGCTTTTGCACCAGCTACGGCTGAACAATGTATTGTATCTCTTAATGGTGTAACACAAGCACCTGGAGCAAGTGGTGGTTATACAATACAAGGAACAAATATAGTTTTTGCTTCAGCTTTAACTTCAGCAGATGTCATAGATTATATTGTTGTTATGGGAAATTCTTTATCGTCTGGTGTTCCTTCAACGGGTTCAGTTCAAGGGACTCATCTATCAAGTAATTTATTTCGTGATCCATTAAGGATTAACAATGCCACGATTTCTTCAGACATAACAATAGCTAGTGGAGAAAGAGCAATGGTGGCTGGGGATATTTCAGTTGCTAATAGTATAACCCTAACAGTAAATGGAGTATTAACAGTTGTCTAAAATATATGTAGATCAAATAGAGCCAAAAACAGCAAATGGTAATGTAAGCATTAGTGGATATACCCAAGCTGTTATGGGAAAGAAAGAAACTTATGAAAATACTACTTCAACGAGTTATGTAACTACAGGATTAGAAGTCACGATTACTCCAGTAGCAAGTAACTCTAAAATATTAATTAATTGTAGTTGGAATACTGGATTTAATAATAATGACCATGCTGTAATCTATACTTTATATAGAGATTCAACTAACTTATCTACAGCTACAACTCAATCTTTTGGAGCTTATAGTTTTAATGGTGGGGATTCAAATTCAACAATCAATTATGCAACCAGAACTGCATCTTTAGTATATTTAGATGAACCTAATACAACAAGTGCAGTTACTTATAAGCTTATGTTTAAGACCTCTAATGCTTCTTATACAGCTAAGTTTAATATTAATGTCCAAGGTGAATCTGGCGCTCAAAGAACTTGCACAATAGTAGCACAGGAGATAAGAGTATGAGTGGAATAATAGAATGTGGACAATTAACACAAACAACAAATCCAATATTTCATGTAACAAAAAGTGCAGACCAAACAGGTATTGCTGATGCAACTCCTACATTAATTACATTTGATGAAGCGACAGATGGTAGCAATGGAGGAAGAACTATTAATAGAGGGGGTCTGTGGGCGAGTAATAAGTTAACTGTTACAGCCGCAACTGTTGGTTATTATTGGATATATGCAAGTATTTACTGGGAAACTTCAGCTAATATTGATTCACAATGTTATGGTTTTTGGAAAAAAAATGGTAGCGATGAACAGCAGTATGCCTTTACTAATAAAATTAAAAATACAAGTGGTCAATTATTAAACCATCAAATAATAAATTTATCTAGCTCTGGGGATTATGTTGAGTTCTATATGTATTTTGATGTGACTGGAGGTGGGGAAACTTCTACTGTAAATCAAAATTCTTTAACTAAGCAAAGAACAAATGTTGGAGGATGGAGAATATCATGACATCAGTATTGAAAGTAAACAATATTCAAAACAGCTCTGGAACTTCAGCTATTACAATAGATAATGCTGGTGCTGTATCTATGCCAGTAAATCATATGTGTGAAACATGGATGATAACTGCAAACCACGATGATACTGGTGATTTAACCGCAAACTGGTCAAAGAATACTGGCAGAGGCACAAGTGATTTAGGTAGCATTAGTATGACTGAATCAAGCGGTATCTTTACTTTTCCATCTACAGGTCATTATTCAATAGAATATATTTTAGGAAGCATTATTTCTGATGGAAGTGATGACACAATAACTGCGGCTATTAAGTCAACTACTGATGGAACTAATTATAATTCAATATCAGAAGGAAAAACTGGAACAGAGCCAGGGGGATATAAAACCTCATGTATTGTAAGGTGTGTTTTCCATTGCACAAATACTTCTACACATAAAATTAAATTTGATATTACTAGCTTTACTGGTGTTCTTACTGGTGATGCAAATATCTTATTAACTGGTGCAATATTTACAAAGATAGCATAGGAGCTGGGTAATGGGATTAACAAAATTAAACTTTAATGGAACTGGACAAGGTGTTGTTACAAATAGCTTACCTAGCGGTGCAATATTACAAACTCAATCAACACTTATGGCTGATGCTTTGTCTATAGCTAGTTCAAGTACAAGTAGTTTTGCAAATGTTACAGGTATGGCGGTAAGCATAACTCCTTCAGCAACTAATTCAAAAATATTAATTAAAGTAAATGGGTGCTTTCACCATTCAGCTTCAAGTACAATTCATTTATCAGTTTTAAGAACAATAAGTGGTGGAGCTTCAACTAAATTAGGTTTAGCTAATGTATCTAATCGTGTTGGATCTAATATGGCAACATTACCAGATGATGATATTTATGGTGTTGGTATATACCCTGCTACTTTTAATTTTGTAGATAGTCCAAGCACCACTTCTGCTTGTACTTATCAATTACAAATAACAGCTGGCTCGTCATATAATGTTAATCTTTTTGTAAACAGAACAAGTAATGATACTGATGCTGATTATGGAGCAAGGACAAGTTCAACTATAATTGCACAAGAGATTAAGGGTTGATGAGCAAACCTACTATGGCAAGTTTAAAAATAGAAATAGACAATTTAAAAACAATTGTCGAGGAGTTAAAGACTTCTTTAAGAAGAATAGAAAACTGGTTATTTGCTGGAATGGCATCAATCATTCTTCTTCTTGTTACTCAGATGTTTATGTAGGAGGAATATCATTGACCCCGCAACTATTGGTCTAGCCTTAACTGCCGCCTCAAAAGCTTTCACGACATTGAAAAATGGTTTCGCAATCGGCAGAGATATAGAATCTATGGGAAAAGACCTTTCCCGTTGGATGGGTGCTTCTGCTGATATTGATAATGCTGAAAAGCAAACAAAAAATCCATCAGCTTTACAAAGGATATTTAAAGGAAATCAAATTGAAGCTAGTGCTATTGAAGCTGTAGTTGCCAAAAAGAAAATGGCAAAGCAAAGACAAGAAATGAAGGTCTTTCTAAATATGACTTATGGACCTAATGCCTGGAATGATGTGTTGAAAATGGAAGGTGATATTAGAAAACGTAGGCAGAAAGAGATTTATGATCGCAAAGCATTTATAAATAAAATATGGGAATACATAGCTTGGTTTATTTTATTTATAACCATAGTTGGCTTTATTATAATTTTAATCTTTTTATACAAAGAACATAAATTAAAATGACTGTGAGCTGTTTTCTTCTCTATTGCACTTTAAATGGAGTTCCAGCTGGCACTACTCACTTTAGCTCTGTAAACACATGTATTTACTTTCGTGATTATTTGCACAATCAAAACATAAGAATGTTAGAGGAAACAAAGAATTATCAATGTTTCTGCCGTCTTGTGAATGTTGATCCCAAGCAAGTTCGTCTACATTAGAGTAATGAAAGTTACAGTAGAAAGATTCCTTAAATGGAAGATACTCCCTAGGTTTATGATGCTTTGCTCAACCTTTATGTGTTGGCGATGTTCAGAATGGTTCATGGACTTAAATGAACCAACTGCACCGCAATCAGCTTTTGTGTCCGTGGTTATGGGAGCAATGACAGGAATCTTTGGAATATGGATGGGTCACGAACACAAGGAGATGCAGAATGTTATCACTAATAGGTCCAGTAAGTAAGCTTGTAGGTAAGTTTATCGAGGACAAAGATGTCAAAAACAAATTGGCACATGACTTGGCAACAATGGCAGAAAAACATGCCCAAGAATTAGCTAAAGGTCAAATTGAAATTAATAAAGCCGAAGCACAACACAAATCTATATTTGTAGCTGGGTGGCGACCTTTTATTGGTTGGACATGTGGGATTGCTCTTTGTTGGCATTTTGTCTTAGCACCAGTAACAATGTTTGTTTGTGCTTATTTATCTGTGCAAATACCAGAATTACCAAATTTTGATATGGGTTCACTTATGACTATTTTGGGTGGATTACTAGGATTGGGTTCACTCAGAACATTTGAGAAGTATAAGAAGATAACAAAATGAGGGATAACTTTGAGCATTGTTTAAGCCTAGTCCTTCACCATGAAGGAGGCTTTGTTAATCATCCAAAAGACCCTGGGGGAATGACAAATATGGGGGTAACGAAGAAGGTCTATGAAAAGTATATGGAACGAGAAGTTACTGAACAGGAAATGAGAGATATGCCAGGAGAGCATGTCCAAGATATATATAAGAGAAAGTATTGGGATAAGGTTAAGGGAGATGATCTGCCGTCTGGTGTAGACTGGTGTATATTTGATTTTGCAGTAAATGCTGGTCCTTCAAGAGCAGCAAAAACTGTTCAGCAATTTGTAGGTGCTGGAATAGATGGTGTTATAGGTCCGAATACAATTAAGAAGATTGAGGCTTATCCAGCTGGCATTAAAGGTGTGATTGAAACTTATACTGCACAGAGGAGCCAGTTTTATAGGAACTTAAAGACTTATGCAACATTTGGCAAAGGTTGGGATAGACGAACCTATGAAACCAGAAAGCAAGCAATAGATTTACTTACTTGAATCTTTTTCATTGGTTTCTCCATGGAATTTTCTGATTTCTATTTGCATTTCTTGTGGCATACTATCCCACCAAGACATTACGATACTTTCGAAAGTTTCGTCATATAAAGACAGACTAATTGGTTTTACTTTAAACTCATCTGCATCTTCTATTCTGTTTCCCTCTTCAATTCTTTGAGCATTATGTTCTTCTAACCATTTCTCAAAGTTGTCTGTGGTTGTTTCATATCTCATGTGTCCAAAAAGTTTGCTATCATCTTCGTCAACATAATAAACATTATATAGTTTCATCTTCTTTCTCCTTGTTTTTTGGATCATCAGCTTTGCACATTGGCACAAAAAACTTAACATGAAGCTGATTTCCTTGTAGTGAGGAAATGTAAGTTTCATTAGGACAAGTCTTAAGCCAATCTAATAGTTTTTCCATACTTTGAATTTGATATGTGTTAGGCATTTTCATAACCCTTCTTCTTTTTAAATTGTAATTTAAGTTCGTGTTCTACTTCCACTATTTGCTTTGCAAATTCATGGTCTAAATGTTTAGTGTTAGATTCATTATCAAAAAAAGAATCAAACACCACATCTAAAACTTCTAATACTCTTTTATTAGGCATTTTCTTTCTCCTTATTTATATGAAAAAAATACCATTCTGTTTCTGTGTCATCATCTTCAAAGCAATCACTTGCTTCATAATTGACTGGACACTCTGCGAACCACAAGTCAAAACATTCTCGTTCTGACTTATTAGTGTAATTTAAAACTCTTATATCTTTCATTTATTTCCTCCACAATCGCTACAACAATCAGAATTAACATATCCATCCCATGTAAAATTCCAATCGTCTAAAGTAAGTTCTTCAACAATAAATTGTTTTCTGCATACAGTACATTCCAGAACTTCTTCTTCTACAATATCACTTAAATACTGTGCCATATTTCCTCCTTTTTCT